GAATGAATTGCAAAATATGAAAAAAAATGGAATATTTTGTAATTATGATGATGTTGCTATAATAAAATATGATAAAGAATATTATCATATAATTTTAAAAAATTTAAAAGATAATCGTTTATATAAATTTATTATTCCACCTAATTATCCATTTGAATCTCCTAGATTAGAATTGAATCAAAGACCATACTCACATTATGTTAAATTTAAGTCTGACAAATTTAGAGAACTATTTATTAAATATAAAGGAGATAGATGTTTTTGTTGTGAAACTATATTGTGTCCAGATAATTGGGGTCCTCAACTTACATTAAATAGAATATTTGATGAAGTAGATTTAATTTATAGAGAATGTCGAGAAATTGTTGATAGAGTAATAGTTAATGTCATTAAACGCAAATATTCAATCGATGATGCAAATATTTTAGAATGGCTTTATTAAATGGAAGAGCTGTCAAATATTGTTGTATATTCTAATAAGCTTCCTTATACATTCATTAGATAGTTTAATTTTTTAAACTTATTTTTTAATCGTGATTTTTTGTCATTTCTTCAGTAATTCGCAATATCTATATATATGTATAAATTAATATGTTAGAATTTAAAACTATAATAATCAGTGGATGCAGTTCTGGTTGCATAAGAATAATCAGGGTTTTGAGGTGTTGGAGAAGGAATGGTAACTGGTTCATATCTAAGGTCGGCAGGTTTCAATGCAAATGCATACCCAGCTCTATCAAAGAACAAAGCATTTTCCATAAGGTAATTATCAACCAATTGGTAACGCATAGCAACCATTTGACAACCACTTGCTCTACAAGTCATGCCACTTGGATTAGAAGGAGACGCGCCAGAATCTGGTAAAACTATAGTCATTCCGCGTTTATTATATTCAGTTAGTTCGTTAATATCAGGATTATTTTTAACATTATAAAAGTCATATAATCTCATAAAAATAGAATTACTTGTAATATTAACATATTCCAATAAATCAATATTTTCTAAGAAAGCTGTATTAGACCTATCCATAATCAAAATTACTTTTCTTCGTAATTGTAACAAAGGAACATTTCCTAAATTTTTTCCCTCTGATTCATAACTATAATTCATACCCAACATAATATCATTGTTTGATTTAAAAATATCTGCTAATTTAGAGTACATAGCTTGATTATCACTTTTACATCTCAAATGAATTAATAATGGGTCAGTTGGATTTGGACATGTGCCTCCTGAAAAAGCATAATTTCTAATGGTATCCATAACGCTTCCAAAATTTACAGAATTAAATGTTTCTTTCACATAATAACTATCAGAAGTACTAGTAGCAACTACTGGTTGGTCATTTACCGAATAAATTTCGAAGTCTAAACATCTAACACCTTGTTTGATAACCGCTTTTAAATTTCCTATGTCAACATAATCATTTTTATATGAACCAGATGAACAAGCATTGTAAGCAGTTTTAATGTAATAATCATATAAATTACCACTACAGTCAGGATCTCCAGATGTAATTGGTCTTAAATTTCCGTCAATTGATGGATATAAATTATTCATATAACTAACTTCATTAGATTGAAGTCTAGAGAGATAAATTAAATATCCAATAAATATGATTAAAATTATTAGCGTGAATGCCATAATTAAATAGCTCTGAAAATCTTCGTCTAAACTTTGTATTTGTGATAAAAAATCTGTAGGATTTGAAGACATTACTAATATAATACATTATTTAATTTTTGTTTATAAATGTTTTGCGAGAAATATTTAGGAAATTACTACTTTAAAATAAAAGTAAGGAGTAATTACTTAAAGATATTTTCTTCAGTTAAAGTAGAATATGCCAAAAATCTGTGATTTTGAAACGTGTCGTAAATACGCAAACTATGGCGAATGCTATGGTAAACCATTAAGATGTAAAGAGCATAAGGGTGATTATAAATTAGTAAGCCAGTTGTGTCAAGAAGATGGCTGTAAACAAATTGCATGTTGTAATTATAAAGGTGAAACTAATAAAATTTATTGTTGTGTTCACAAAAAAGATAGTATGATTGATTTAAAAAGAACTCTCTGTATTTATACAGGATGTAAAAAACAACCAGCGTTTAATTACATTAACGAAATAAAAGCTGTATATTGCAATGAACATAAACTAGAAAATATGGTAAATATATTAACTAATAAATGTATTGAAATAAACTGTAATACTATACCTATTTACAACTATACAGGAGAAAAAACTGCTTTATATTGTAATAAACATAAAAAAGACAATATGATTAATATTAAACATAATTTCTGTAAGGAAATTAATTGTAATAGACAACCAAATTTTAACTACAACAATGAAAAAAATGGTTTATATTGTTCTGTCCATAAAAAAGATAATATGATTAATGTAAGAATAAAAACTTGTATATTTGATAATTGTAAAAAGATTCCTTCATTTAATTATTTAGGTGAGACAAAAAGATTATACTGCTCTCAACATAAATTAGATGGTATGATTAGTTTGACAAACAATATATGTATAGAAAATAACTGTTCAAAAATTGCTACATTTAATTGTGTAGGCAAAAATACGGCTTCATATTGTTTAGAGCATAAATTAGAAAATATGATTGATATTAAACATCAAAAATGTAAATCAAATTATTGTTTAGGCTCAAGGGGAAACCCTAAATATAAAGGATACTGTTCTTCTTGTTATCAAAATTTATTTCCAAATGACCCATTAACTTTACAAATTCGGTGTAAAACAAAAGAAATAGCTATTCGTGATTATATCAATTTAAATTTTGAAGAGTTTACACACGACAAACCTTTATGGACAGGAAATTGTGACTGTACTCACAGAAGAAGAATTGACTTTAGAAAATTGATAGGCAATACTTTGCTGTGCATTGAAGTTGATGAAAACCAACATAAAGGGTATGATGATAAAAAGGAAGAAATAAGATATGACGATTTATACATGCTTCATAGTGGAAAATTTATTTTTATTCGTTTAAATCCAGACAAGTTTAAGAATAAAGATGGGAAATCTCTAAATCCTATGTTGTATATTCGTTTGCCTATATTAAAAGAAGAAATTGAAAAACAAATTAAAAGAATAGAAAGTGAAGAAAATGTAGAACTTTTGGAAATAATTAAATTATATTATGATGAAATTAATAATTAAAAAATAATAAGTATATATTATAACTATGGCAGGAGGACTTATGCAGCTAGTTAGTCAAGGACAACAAAATATAATTTTAAACGGTAATCCAAGCAAAACTTTTTGGAAATCAACCTATAAAAAATACACCAATTATGGCAAACAATGCTTTAGATTGGACCATGAAGGTACACCGCAATTGAGTTTAACAGCAGAATCGACGTTTACTTTTAAGGTAAAAAGATATGCTGACCTTCTTATGGACTGTTATATTTGCATAACATTACCAAATATATGGTCACCCATAATGCCACCTCAAGCGTACCAACAAAGCGACGGAACAACTGCTTACTCTGATTGGGCTCCGTATGAATTTCAATGGATAAAAAATTTGGGTGCTCAAATTATCCAAAAAGTAACTATTAATTGTGGCAATCAACAATTGCAACAATATTCGGGACAGTATATTTTAGCCTCAGCTCAGAGGGATTTCAGCAGTCAAAAATTAGCATTATTTGATGAGATGATTGGCAATGTTCCTGAATTAAACGACCCTGCAAATGTAGAACCTCGTGTAAATGCATATCCAAATGCTTATTATACAACAAGTGCAGCTGGAGCTCAACCTTCTATAACGGGCAGAACATTATGGATTCCTTTAGGAGCTTGGTTTAATTTATCATCTTATCAGGCTTTTCCTTTAGTAGCATTACAATACAATGAGCTATCAATCAGTGTCACATTTAGACCTATAAATGAATGGTTCACAATTCGCGATGTCATGGATTATGCAAATAATTTTCCAATCGTAGCCCCAAATTTTAATCAATATTATATGCAATTCTACAGATTTCTACAAACTCCACCAGATGAAGAATTAGGACCTACATCTTATGTAGATACAAGAACTAATTGGGCAGCAGATATTAATTTAAATTGCACCTATTGTTTTCTCTCTGATGATGAATCGACATTATTTGCCAAAAATGAACAAAAATATTTGATTAAGCAAGTGTATGAGAAACCATTCTACAATATAACAGGCCAAAATAGAATTGATTTGGATTCGTTAGGTATGGTAATAAGCTGGATGTTTTATTTCCAAAGAAGTGATGCCAATTTAAGAAATCAATGGTCGAACTACACGAATTGGCCTTATGAATATATGCCACAAGATATAACACCTGCACCAACAGCTGGCAATGTTCCAAACCCTAATCCGGCACCTCCGCCAGTGCCACATTTGTTAGGTCCAGGTTTAAATCCGGATGGAACATTGTCTGGTTTATATACGACTGGTGTTTACAACCCACAAAATATTAAATCTATTTTGGTAGCAATGGGAATACTACTTGATGGCCAATATAGAGAGAATATTTTGCCAGCGGGCGTCTACAATTTTGTAGAGAAATATGTAAGAACAGCCGGTTTTGCACCTCCAGGACTATATTGTTATAATTTCTGTTTAAATACTGACCCATTTTCTCTACAGCCATCGGGGGCGATGAATATGAGTCGTTTTACAAATATACAGATGGAATTTACGACAATATCTCCTCCAGCAGATCCGTACGCACAAGTGTTGACTATTTGCGATCCAAATACAGGTGATATAGTAGGAATCAACAAGCCAACCTGGAGAATTTATGGTTACAATTATAATATGTATTTAATGGAAGAGAGAGTGAATATGGTAGTATTTGTTGGCGGAAATGCAGGTTTATTATATGCAACCTAATTATTTTATATTAAATATTTATAATATATTTATAAAATATATGTCTATAATTTTAACTAACCAAGATGGTAGTCTTTATTTAGACAACAATTCGTTGGCAGGTCCAACAGGTTCAACTGGTCCAACAGGTTCAGATGGTCCAACAGGTCAAGCTGGTCAAGATGGTCAAGATGGATCAACAGGTCCAACAGGTCAAGCTGGTCCAACAGGTTCAGATGGTCCAACAGGTCAAGATGGTCAAGATGGATCAACAGGACCAACAGGTCAAGCTGGTCAAAATGGTCCAACAGGTTCAGATGGTCCAACAGGTTTGCAAGGAAATACAGGTCAAGCTGGTCAAAATGGTCAAGATGGTCAAGATGGATCAACAGGACCAACAGGTCAAGCTGGTCAAAATGGTCAAGATGGTCCAACAGGTTCAACTGGTCCAACAGGTTCAACTGGTCCAACAGGTTCAACTGGTCAAGCTGGTCAAGCTGGTCAAAATGGATCAACAGGACCAACAGGTCAAGCTGGACAAACTGGTCAAGATGGTCCAACAGGTTCAACTGGTCCAACAGGTTCAACTGGTCCAACAGGTTCAACTGGTCCAACAGGTTCAACTGGT